AAATTCCCTGAAAAATTAGCCATATGCTATAATTGAAGTATGATTGCCTTCTACTCTGATATGGTCGCCAAGGTTTATGGTGAGAAATGCCATTACTGTGACCAAGAAGCCTTGTACAACGATATGGCTGGTTATAAACTTATCGGTGTATGTAAAACCCATTTAAACTATCACACAAGTTAGGACTTAGATCCAATTAGTGCAATCTGTGCTTTTGCTATAGCCAATGCTGATCCTGTAAGTGGAGAGTATTCCAATTTTTTGGCTGAAAGACTAGCGCATGAAGTGGCAGTATACTTAAAGAATCCTTTAATGATGTTTGCCTTATCGCTTGCCTGTGTTGGTGCTAGGCCATAAGAGAACGAGGATATGTTGTAAGCCTTTTTATCCTTGTTGTTATAGTTTGGAACAATGATGCCATTTCCTTCAGGTTCAAAGTCACTCAGGAATGCAGATGCTGCCTCAGATGTAGGCTGCATAAATACACCAGCACCATTTTCAATAGATGCTTTAGCAAGATTTTGATTTGTAGCATAAGAAGATTCCATATAGCCTAATGCACCATTTGTACGTGCAACCTGAGATGCCATAAGATTAGTTCCAGCAACAGAACTAAAAGTTCCTAAAGGTAGTTGAGTTTTTGGAAATGCTTGTGTAAAAGATTTGTTTGGAGCCTTTATCCAGATTGATGGAGCAATAGCACTTAGGTATTCTGTTACTACTTGAGTTGTTCCTGAACTATCTGCACGATAGAAAACCATGATTTGAAGGTTTGGTAGTTTTGGCTTTACTTTCTTTATAGTATTATCTTTAACTATTTGAGGATCATTCCAGTTTGTTATGTCCCCTGCAAAAATTTTAGCCAAAGTTTGTTTCTTTAATTGAATCTTTCCTTTGTACCCATCAATTTTGTATGCAATTGCAATAGGTCCTGCTACTAGTGGAACGTATACAAACTCTTTTGTTTTATTAATTTGTGAAGCAGCCACATCACTTGCTGCAAAATCAACAGTGCCTTGCATAAACATATTAATCCCTGCACCTGAACCTAGTGGTGTGTATTCTATGTTATGTCCAGAGGCTTTTCCATATTGAACACGGCATTCATTGATAAAGTTAGCAATGAATGATGAACCAGAACCCGTAATTTGATCTGCATGGGCTGGTTGGGCGATGAGTAAAGATGCAGCGATTGCTGCTACGATAAATCTAGAAGTCTTCATAATTTAATAATATCAGGAGTATTTTGATTTAGGGTAAATAGAAAAAGAACATCTAATTAACAATAGATGTTTGTTGCTTTTATTTGGTTTATATGGTATTCTTGTAATATGTATTCTTCTAACCATGCTGCAGAAGTTTTGTTTCAAATACAAGATCTTCATAATAAATATGAAGTAAATACTGGTAGAAGTGCAATTCATGATTTAATTACCATGAAAATTATACAGCATGAAGCAGCAAATGAGTATGACACAAGTGTATATGAGATATGGGATAAGGAATACAATGAAGAAAAGTAATACTAAGGTTTCTCAACATAAACAAAAACGGGCAAATAAAAACAAACTGCGCCTTTCTGATAAACCACATTTATCAAAACAACAAAGACAAGAAGCAGCAGAGCGATATAAACTTACAAGTCAAATCATAAACAATAACGTTCTCTTGGCACAAAGAGAACTTGAATCTATTGAAAAGGAAAAAGCAAATGACTAATACTTCTAGTGAGGATCGAAAAGTTAGAGATAAATCTTATCATGAGATGAAACTATATGCTAATTCAAATAGATTGATGGGGTTTTGGGGTAATTTATGTGGCCTTTTTGCTGCCTTTTTTTCAAACCAAGCAGAAAAACACGGGGATTACTTTGAACATGATTAATAGTATAATTATGGTATAATAAATATCTGATTATTTATAATCACTATCAAAGGAAATCATGGCAGAAGAAAAAAGTTTAAGGCCTAGAGTTATAATTGACGTAAATAAGCATGGAATTAGGCGAGAACGAAACGTAGATTTTGTTAAAAAAAAGTTTAAAGATGAAGATGAATTAAATCCTAAACGTAAAAAGAAAAAGTAAGTGTTAATAACAGCCTTTCCTCGTTCTGGATCACATTTTTTACGTGAATCTATTATAGTAAATTATAATATAAAAGAAAATATAGACAAAACTCATACCCCTGATTGTGGTAAAAATGCAGTAACAATTATAAGAAATCCAAAAGAATGCATATCGTCTTTAATGTCTATGGACATTTTATTTCACAGGCCATTGTATTTACCAGAACAAGATTCAGATGCATTTTTTATTCAAAGAATAAACCAATTGTGTGGTGTTTATATAGATTCAATAAAATATTGGCACAAGCATATAAAAGAAATATATCCAATTAAATTTGATGATTTAATTTTAAACCCTGATATTGAAATTAAAAAACTGTTAGATTATTATAATATAAGACATGAATACAAAAAAAGTTTAATTTACATTAAAGATAATCATGATAGAAAATTTGTTGCATCATCTAAAAAAATAAAAGAATATGATAAAATTTATGAATTAGTAACTCCATTAGCAATAAATGCAGAATTAGCCTATAATTCTATGATCAAAGCAATTGATAACAAAGAACATCTTTCCTGATATAATTAAACTATGAGCGCTAGAGGTATTATTGCTGATATGTTGTGGTTTGGATATGGATACTCTTTACCTGAATCACCTGGAAAAATTACAAGCCTCATATTACAAGAACTTGACAACAAGGGTCTACAAATAACAGAAAAAATATTAGATGATAATCCTAAAGGAATGCATGGAAGAGAAAGCAATTATAATAGAGAAGGGTTAGACCAATGAAACAATTAATGCATTTTACTGCAAAATGGTGCACACCATGCAAGGCAATGGAGCCTGTTATTGAAGATTTTAGACGTAGACATCCAGATGTTATTTATACTAAGGTAGATATCGATGATGATATGCAAACTGCAGTTGATTTTGCTGTAATGGGTGTACCAACATTTGTATCAATCATTGATGAAAACTTATTTGAAAGAAAAAGTGGTAGGGCTACTATATTTCAATTAGAGGCATTGTTTAATGTTTTGTAAATCTAAAAGCAGAACCATCCCACAAAGATTTTCCAAATGCAGGGTCTGTTTCATTTTCTAAACTAAATGCACTTCCTTGCCAAATTTTTTCTTTTCTATTTTTTTCACGATTAACTATACCACGACTCCAACTAAATCCAGCGTCTCCACCCCATGCATCCCACATAATTCTTCCATTAGATGGAAAATCTGGACCAGAATAAAACCCTTTACCTTTTTTGTCTACTTCATGACGGGAAAAGAAAGAATACATTCTTTTAACGGTGTCAAGTGACATTGGTGAACCATTAACAATATCTGTTGCTCTGCCCCAACCAACTGGAGTTCCTGCGCCTGTGGCTTTTCCATCTTCTTTCCATTTAAGTGCACGTCTTGCTGCAGCCTTCATTCCAGAAGTTGGGCTATATGTGTCAGCCATTACTTATTAAAACCTCTTGTGTCAAACATACTTCCATCCCAAACTGATTTTGCTGCAACTGAGTTTGATTTGTATGTTCCACCACGACGCTTGTATTCTTGAACTACCCAAGAATTTGCAACGGCTGATGGGTATACATCAAATTTATCTTTTGCTGCCTGTACAACTCTAGCATAAAGTTTTGGATTTGATGGAGTAGATCCACCACTTCTTGGTTTAATAAAATCAGCATAGTCTGGTTTCTTTGCCTTATCAATTGATTCGTAATCTTCTTCCATATTAGAGTTCTCTATTTCAGTATCTTTCATATCAACAACTGTAGCATCTTTATACATCATGCCAATGCTGTATGCTGTTGGTTCCCACATACTGTTTTCTTTTTCATAAATTCTAACAGACATCGCTGGATTTTCTGGTGGCATAGATTCTAAAGCATACTCTGATCCAGGTGTGCCTAATGTTCCGCCTTCATTCATGATGTGTTCTACAACTCCATGCATTACGCCTTCAGTTGTTTGCCCCATCACAAAACTTCCTTCGTATATCATGCTTTTAGTATAGCATATATTCTGCTATAATTGTAAAACTAACGATTGGATTTTATGGCTCATATTGTATTTTTAGGTAACTTTGAAGTGTCATATAGTAGTGAGAATCATCATGCTAAATCTTTAGAGTCTCTTGGCCATACCGTTTGTAAATTGCAGGAAAGAACAATTAAGGATAGTTTTGTTCTTGAACAAGCAATGAATAGTGATCTTTTTATATGGGTGCATACACACGGCTGGGTGACTCCTGGAAGGCTTGGAATGGGTCACGTGCTAGAAGAGTTAAAGAAGGCTAATATCCCCACAATGACATACCATTTAGACCTATGGTTTGGTTTAGAAAGACAGAAAGACTTAGAAGAAGATGATTTTTATAAAACAATTGGGCACTTCTTTGCAACAGATAAACTAATGGCTGATTGGTTTAATAAGAACACTAATGTTAAAGGACATTTCTTACCTGCTGGGGTATATGATAAAGAGTGCTACATCCATGAGGATTATAATAAAGATGAGTTTGACTATGATGTAATCTTTGTTGGTAGTAAAAGGTATCATCATGAACATAAATACCGTGCAGAATTGATAGACTTTTTAAGACGAATCTATGGTAAAAGATTTTTACACGTTGGTGGAGATGGAGACACTGGAACCGTTCGTGGCAATGATTTAAATAGAATTTATGCAAAAAGTAGAATAGCAGTTGGTGATAGTCTTAACATTGATTTTAATTATCCATACTATACAAGTGATAGATTATTTGAAAGTACTGGTCGTGGTGGATTCACTATCTACCCTCGTATTAAAGGTCTTGAAGAATATTTTATTGATGGAGAAGAAATTATTTTTTATGAGCATGGCAATCTTGAAGATCTAAAATCTAAGATAGATAAATATCTTGATGATAATTCAACAAGGGAACTAATTAGATTAAATGGTCATGAAAGAACTAAACAAGAACATACATATATTCACAGATGGGCAACTATTATGAAGGAGTTGGGATTATGACTGAAATGATTAATGCTGTTATTAACGGAGAGTTTGAGATTACTCTACCAAAACATCGTGCAGATAGACCAGATTGGTATCAACCTCATGGCTGGGAGAAGCCAAGACTAAAGCATATGTCAGAAAATATTAGATCTGGAGATGTTGTATATTATGTTGGTGCAGAAGAAGGAGAGATGCCTGCTCTATGTCAGATGTGGGGTGCTGAGGTAGTCTTGTTTGAACCTAATCCAAAGGTTTGGTCGCACTTCCCATTACTGTGGAGTGCAAATAATTTAGAGATGCCACTTGCTTGCCTTCCTGGATTTGCGTCAGACAAAGATAATAAACTTGCAAGAATATATTATGGAGAATTTCCACCAGAAGCAGATGCACCAATTGAAGCAGCGCATGGATTTAAAGAACTTCAATATGAAGCAGATAAATATGGTCAAACAAAAATTGATACTCTTGTTTATGAAAAAGGATTAAAGCCACCTACTGCAATTTCATTAGATGTTGAGGGTAGCGAATGGCGTGTACTTGGTGGTGCAGAAAAAGTTATGAGAGAGTTTAAACCAAAAATCTGGCTATCTGGTCATCCAGAATTTATGATGATGTATTGGAATGAATATCTCTACGACCTAAGACAATTTATTAAAGGTGTTGGATATAAAGAAACTTTCCTTGACTATCAACATGAGGTACATTTATTCTATGAAGCAATCTAACTGTTATCTATATTCTTTTAATGAAGAAGACTGTGCTGCTGACAAATGGGATTACGGTCTTCTAAAAGAAATATTTGATAAACACAACATAGAACAAACTAAAGTTAACTCTTTACCTATAACAGATAGAGGGTTTGTTGTAATTCCTGGACCACAAAATATAGGACATGAAAAACATATAGCAAAAGAGTTACAAAATATATCTAGATTAGTTTTATTTATAACAGGGGATGAAGAAGGAGTCTTTGATATAGATAGGATAAATCATCCTAATGCAGAGATTTGGATTCAATACCCTCATAAAAAACATGAGCAGTATAATAAATTTCCGATTGGTGTGCCACAGCATTTAAAAAATAATTTGCCTAATTATAAGAATAAAATATATGATGCATTTTTTGGTGGACAAATTACACATCAAAGGAGACAGCAATTAGCAGAAGTAATGCCATTGATTGAAAATGCCCTATACAAGCCTACAGATGGCTTTGCTAAGGGAGATAAGCCGATTGACTACTACAACAACCTAATGAGTTCAAGAATTGCTCCTTGCCCTGCAGGGGCTGTAGTAATTGATTCTTTTAGATTGTTTGAAGCAATAGAAATGATGTCTTTGCCAATAGCAGATCTTAGAGATTCAAGTGGTTTAGAAGATGATTTTTATCAACGTGTATTTAACAAAACAGTTCCATTTCATAAAACAAAAGATTGGAATGAATTGCCTGCTATTGTATTAAATTTATTAAAAGATTATCCAAACAATATGCATACTGTGGTATGCTGGTGGATCAAATACAAAAGAGATTTTGGAATTAAGTTAATGAGGCAAATCAATGCACAAAAATGATGTGACAATAATTTTAGCAACATCTATAATTCCAGACCATCCAAATACAGAAATGATTGAAGAAACAATAAATAGTATTAGGGCACATTTTCCAGATAATGAAATCATTATGCAAATTGATGGGTTGAGAAAAGAACAGTTGCATAGAAAAAATGATTACGATGAATATAAAAATCTTATACTTTGGAAATGCTTGCATGAATATAAAAATATTTTACCAATTATTTTTGATCAACACAGCCATCAAACAACAATGATGAGAGAAACAATAAGTGAAATACAAACATCTTTACTTTTATATGTTGAGGGAGATACACCTCTAACTCCAGATATAGAAATTGATTGGCAGAAATGTTTAGATATGATTGAGTATGAAAAAGCAAATACAATAAGATTTCATTTTGAAGCATCTATTCCAGAACCACACAAACATTTAATGTTTAAATTAGAAGATGGATTTTTACAAACTGCTCAATGGAGTCAAAGGCCACATCTAAGTAGGGTTTCATATTATAGAAATGTAATCTTGCCACCACTTGATGAATGTGCTTTTATTGAAGATAGGACTCATGGAATAATTCAGGATGACATTTTGCCTTATGATAGTTTTAGTGAAGAAGGATGGGAAAAACACAAACTTTGGATATATCATCCAGAAGGAAACATTAAAAGATCATACCATTTAGATGGTCGTAAAGGAACACGTAAGTATACAAGCGATGATGAGATTAGGGGATATACTGGATGACACTTGGAATTATTGCTAGATCTGATAATACTGGACTAGGAAATCAAACACGGGAGTTAGTTAAAATGCTTAATCCCGACAAAATTTTATTGATTGACTCACAACACTTTAATGGTAATGAACAACATCCAGAATGGTATAAAGATTATAATGTAATAACTACGACAAGAGGGTTTCCAACAAAACCAGAAGTAATAGAATTTTTAAGAGGTATAGACGTAGTCCTAAGTTGTGAAACGTTCTATAGACAAGATTTTTTACATTATACTAAACGAAGAGGCATTAAAACAATCTTACAATATAATTTTGAATTCTTGTTAAATATGTCTGTTCCAGAAGCAGAACTTCCAGATGTCTTACTTGCTCCAAGTTTATGGAATATAGATCAAATTGAAAAAATGGTTGATGGCAGATGTAAAGTAATTCACCTTCCACCTCCGACTGATTCAACCTTGTTTGAAAATGTTAGACAAAACAATATGTCAAAAGATCATAATAGATTATTGCACGTTGGTGGAAAGTTTGCAGCAAAAGATAGAAATGGAACTGAAACTGTTTTGCAAATGCTTAAGTATTCAAAGGCAAGTTATGAGTTAGTAATTACAACACAAAAGTTTCCAGAATTAGATTTAAAAGATTCAAGAGTTACAGTTAATAATAGTAACCCAGAAAATAGAGAAGAACTTTATAATGGGTTTGATGCTATGCTTTTGCCAAGAAGGTATGCTGGTCTGTGTCTTCCAATGAATGAAGCATTGATTAGTGGACTCCCAGTATTTATGACGGACATATCGCCAAACAATTTAATTCTTCCTAAAGAATGGTTAGTAAAATCTGAACACATCAATAGTTTTCAAGCCAAATCGTTAGTAGATGTATATGATGGAAATCCAGAACATTTAGCAGCCATTGTTGATGAGTATATGGATAACAAAGATAAGCGTGAAATGAAAGATTCTGCATTACAAATAGGATTAAATCATTTTGCTAAAAATAATTTAAAGGATAAGTACTTAGACCTTATCGCTCATATGTAGATTTTTCTGAAAAGTTTGTAGTTAAATAATCTAACAAAAACATAAAAGAACTATCTGCGCTAGACAAGTAAGGAATTTGTTCTTGGTCCTGATTATATGAAAGTGCAACTAACCCACCACTTTTGTGAACCTTAACATCTTTTATTGTTTCTCCGCCAATGTTAAATGTATTTCCATACTTTGATCTCCAAAGTGTTGAATAATTTTCTTCAAGAATAGTTATTAGTTTGCTTTTTTTCATTGGCATTGGCACGTGAACTTCATAACTAATAGGGTTTGGTATGTCTCTTCTTTGTAGATAGGCATATGTTTTTCCTAATCTATGTAAATAAGTAGATCTAAGTCCAAGATTATGATACTGATTTATTTGATCTTCAAGTGATCCATTATTGTATATTTTTACTTCATCTATTTTGTTTGTAATATAGAAGTCGTCATTCATTAATATAAAGTCTTCAGGTATTTCTTCAGAGGCACAGGCAGCCCTAAGATTATTAAGTGCATTTTGATACTTATGTTGATCTTGTAATACTGAAATATGATTGCCAACATACCAGTCTGGTTTTCCACCAACTACCCAAATTTTTGGATCATTAGTATTTTTTACAACAGATCTAATTGAGTATCTAAGTTCTTCGTTTTCGCCATCTTTACATATGTATACAAAATTCATACTTAATTATATCAAAACTGATATACTTATGTGAGAAAGGTAAACATGACATCATTAGAAAATAAAATTAAAATATTAGCAGAAGTATACAAAGACTATAGAAATGTTCCAGGAGTAAAAGATTTAAAAATGTATAGCGACATTGCTATGCCACTATGTTGGCTTATCGTTAATGAGTATGCGTCTAAGGATAATGATAAAGGAATTGAACAAATAGAAGATGCTTGGAACAAATTATTAGAGGCTTATCGTACTGCAGACATTGGATTTACTGAATGGGAAGAGATTGACAAACTTGGACCATGTAATCCTGTGATAAATTGGTCTTAATTTTTTTGAAATATTAAAACAACCCTGTCTCCAAAAATTATATTTTTTAATATTTTATAATCTAATGTTTGTATTTTAAAATCTTTTTCAAAACTTAAACTCCAATTTTTTTGATTAAAAATATTTTTTATAAAATCTATACTTAATAGTTTTAAATTTTCAAAAACAAACAGTTTTTCATTTTCATTGTAGTTTATTGTTTCAATTATTATGGTTTTAATTCTTTCAACTGAAGAGATGTACTGCAAAAAGTGCTCCGGATTGTTTAATAAATAAATTAATCCCAGGCAGGACACAACGTCTACATCTAAAAAATATTTTTCAATATCATATTTTTCTATATCTGCTAACACAAAATTAATATTTTTATATTCATTGTTTGCGCTATCTATATATTTTTTATCTATATCAATTCCAATAACACTATTTGCACCATACTTAATAAATTTAGATGTTCCATATCCGTCTAAACATCCTAAGTCTAAAACATTTTTATCAATAAAGAATGTTCTTATTTTATTTTCAAATAAATGCGCCCACCTATTATCAAGATACCTAATGGTATCCATAGAACTATCTTTATTATTTATTTCAACCAATTTACCATTGAATATCTAGTACCATTACTTACGGCATTAACATTATGATGATAGGTAAATCCTGACGGAAAAAGCAGTAATTGGTTTGCCTTTGGTTTAATTGTTACGTCAAACCTTGGAAAAACAATTTCCCCACCATCGTAATTATCATTAAAATAATAGACTAAAGATATTTTTCTAGTATAAAATAATGCATCATCAATATGATCAATAAAATAATTTCCTTCTCCATATTTCATAATTTCATAATCTTCTTTTTGTGACCAAGGAGCCTTGTATGTATGTGTATATTTTTCTATGTAACTTTTAAAATCTCTTTCAAATCTTTCAAACAATCTATCATGATCTTTAATTTCTTGTGAAGGATTTTTATTATCAAAATTTTCATTTTTACGTATGTTTCTTATGTACATAGTATCCATTGCTTTTCTGCCATAGTCTTCAGCAATCTTTTTTTGATCTTTTGCTTGCCAAGACAGTCTTTGATTCATTACCATTTCTTCAACATCTTTTATATATTTTGCACCATCGCCAACATTTTGAAAAGAAATAATTCCAGGTGCATGCTCAGTCCAATTATCACCATCAAAATAGTTTACCATCTTGTCTGTATTAATTACTTCTTGTATGTCATGGGGTAATGCTTTGTTTACCATACTAATCCTTTGTTAGGGCAGGGCACTTTTACATGCCCTGCTTTTAATCAAACTACTTTACAGCCTTTTTAGCAACTTTCTTTTTTGCTGCTTTTTTAACTGGCTTGATATTCTTAAGCGCAACCTCTACATCTTTTGCAACTGCATCAAACTTTCCAAAAGATTTATCCTTTGGATTTGCTGCACGAAGTGCTACTGGAACTAATGCTGCTACAAGTGCTGCCCACATATCTTTAGGATCTGTAATTCCAGCGGTATACAAAGCAATTACGGCTGCAAGAACTGAGCGACCATAACTTGAAAGCATTGCTTTTAGTTGTTCTTTATTCATTTAATCACCTCTTCCATATACTATTATATACCATATTGGTGTATAAAATCTAATAAATATACTTTTTTCGTTTTTTTGAATCTTTTATTATTTTTTTAATTAATATCTTTTTTTTAATATACTGAAAGATCTTCATATTTTCTACTTTTTATTTCTTCTAAAAATTTTAAAGACCATACTTTATGCGTAATAAATCCTGAGTGCCCATCCCTTTTTCTTCTTAAATTAGACATTTTCATTTCATTTGAAGTTAATCTATTTATAGAGTCTCTATACGATTTATCATCAATTTCGATAAAATTATCCAAAGTTGCTTTTTGATAATACTCTGGATCACCTCCCCAACAAGTCCAAATCAATTCAATATTTTGTACTTTACAAAATTCAATAAAAAGCCTCCAGGATACAATTAAATCAATTAAATTTCTTTGATGACTTACTACGTCTAAGTCCCACTTTTGTTCATATCTCCAATAATTTTCTTGTTCATACCAGTTAAAATTTCTATTATTATCTGGAAGAAGAATAAATAAATAATTTGGAGCCCCATATTTTTTAATGTATATCATTGTATTTGTTATTATTTTTTGCCATCCAAATCCAGATTTAGCAATATTAAAATAACCACTCATCTTATTTGTTTTTTCTAATTCTTTGTATGTCATATAAGCCCAACAAGCATCTAAATTTCCACCAACACCTTCAGTTTCTGAACATCCAGCAAATAGTACATGAGTATCTTTGTGTTCTTTTATAAAATTATCACATCTAAAATATTCATCGTTATACAAATATTCTACTGTTCCATCATCTTCACCATTATTTGTTTCAGGTGGTATAAAAGAAAACTTTTTCTCTTCTACTCCATGATGCCAAGTTTTATCAAATTTTTCAAAAAATACATCTAAAACCGCAGATGATTTTGTAAATATATCATCGCTATGAGCAGGCTTTACATTAAATAAAAGTTTTTCAGTTTTAAGTGACACTTTAATTATCCTTTCTAAGGTATATATCGTAAAATCCTAAATTATGAAGTGCAATAGCATCAACTGACCAATTTTTATTTTTGTCAAGGAACTCATTTACCGTTTGAAAAGTTCCATATGGCACATCTTCAATTATACCATCATAGATAAGGTAATCATTAAGGCCAATTATACCTTTAGTTGAAATTAATTTAGAAGAAGCCTCTAAAACATTTTTAGTTATTTCTCTATCATTTGAAATATCTATATAAATATAGTCATATTCAGTGGTTAAAATTGGCAGGATGTCCTTTGCATCCCCTTTTAAAATTGAAACATTGTTATAAATGGAAAACTTTTCAGTAATAAATTTTTCATGTGTCTCTGGAGTATAGTCTAATGTGTGTTTTGTGCTACATTGACATTCTCCAAATTTTCTCCATGACCAACATTTAAGATCTTGGTTAT